GGCCCTGCGTGAAGGCTTGCGAAGGGTCTGGAACGTTGAGGCTGTAATCGTTGGGGGTGGGCATCTATTCGCTCCTGGTCAAAACTTGCCGCCCGCGCCCATGTAGGCACCGAGTCCACCGGTGAATGCGTTCACCATTCCTGCTTGGGATTTACCCTGCGCCAGCGCATTGCCAGCTTGAGCGCTGCCAATCTGGCCGAGCAAGGTGCTGATGTTGTTGCCGGTCTGCATGCCGGCATTGCCGACACCAGCTGCCGAGCTTTGGCCGATGCTGGTCAGGCCGCCAAGCTTGCTGTATTGGCTGTCAATGAGCTGCGAAAGCAACTGCGGACTGAACTGGGCCAGTGCTGCCTGGGTATTGCCACCGCGCAGGCCGCCGGTGGCCGAAGCGTTGGCCAGAATGGAGTTTTCGCCCTGTTTGAGCATCGATTGAAATTGAGGTCCGGCCTGGATGCCATTGACGGCAGTCTGCTGGGCTCCAGCACCGTTCAAGCCAGCAAGGTCCTGCTGCCCGGTGAGTGCCCCGGTACCAGCATTAACGTATGGCGAAAGAAGTTTCTGAACTGCATCGAATTGGCGACGCTGCTCATCAATCCCTGCCTGGCTGGCGGCTGTCTGTGCTCCCGCTGCAGAGCTGGCCGCACTGGACTGTGCTTGCGAGGACATCAACCCACCGACAAGGGTTGCACCGCCGATTGCTACTGCGCCCCAGGTCATTGCAGCACCCCGCTGGAGGTTTGGCAGATGCTCAGGTCTTCGGGCTCGATGTGATCGGCCTCGATGACAGTGAGGTCCTGCGAATCTTCCTTATTGACGTGCACCGTGACGAATAGCGTGTCCTCTATGGCGTGCACCACACGCTTGACGCCGGGTTGCGACACGCCGATGTATCCGGCTTCCAGGAGGTCGTCGCCAAACTCGCTGACGACACGAGCTCGGCCCTTGAGGACCATGAGGAAGTGCGCGTGCTTGTGGATCTTGCCGACGATGAGCATGCCAGCGGGAACCGTGAGCTCGCGCAGATACATGCCTGGTGCGAAGTGATGCCCAGGTGCTGGCTGCTCGCATTGGATGGGGACCATAGCCGACTGCAGGCGAGTGATCTGCTCGCGGGTCGGGAGGTCAAGGGTCGCCGTAGCGACTTCGGAAACTGACGGATTGATTGCTGGCAGCATCACTCTCCCTTTCGGGGTTCAAGTGAGCTGCTGGCGGCTCTGAAGGCTCAGCGGACTGGCGCATGGCCAGTCGATGTGTGCGGATTGTAGACGCGCCGCACCGTGTTGGCTACATCAAGCCAGATCAGGCAACGCCGATCTCGCCTTCGATTTCAAGACTCAGCGACGTATTGGCACTGGCACCACCGACGAGGAAGTCAGCGGCATCGATGCGCAATGCACCGTAGTAGTCATACGAGCTGTTGGCTGCAACGCTTTGGCCTTGTCCAATAACTTCGGTACCGGCCGCGTTGGCGCCAGTTGCGCCGAGCCACAGGCTGAACGTCTGAGCCGATCCCGTCTTGTTCACGATACGCATGTGGCGCGCGATGATGTACTGCGATGCGGCACCTGCATTGACGCCACCGGACGCAGCCGGAGGGTTCAGCAAGTTGGTGGTCAAGACGGTGGTCAGGGCAATAGGGCCCGAGCGGAATGCTTTGTTGGATGCCATGGTGAAGTTCTCCTGGAGTGATGGGGATTAAGGGGCGATGTAGTAATTGACGTTGCCGCGCCACAGCACGGCAGCTCCTGGTGCTGGCATCACGATGGTGGTCGCGGTGTTCTGGGCTAAGGACTGGATCGGGTGGACGTACTCTCGGTTCACGTCGATCTGCGTGCCGCCGGCGAGCATGGCATTACCCACAGACCATGCCAATGAGCCCGGCAGGTTGGTCGTAGTGATCACGAGCGTTGCGGTACCGGCCAGCGCGGCCGTTGCGTTCCGGGTGATGTCCAGCCCCGTGATGTAGTGGCGCAGGCCTGCACCAGGTGCGGCAAGTGTGAGCGTTGCGGCAGCAGCAGCTGCAGCCGTCACAGACAGCGACAGGACGGGAATCTCTGCGGTATTGATCAGGAAATCAGCCTGCGACGCACGCATGGCGATCGCAATATTTCCAGACGTGTACGCTGAGACCCGAACCCTCACTCGCTTGAATCCGGTCACGGTCAAAGCGTACTGCTTGTTGAATGTCGTGGCGGATGTGACAGTTGCCACAAACGAACTGGTCGCAATGTCAAAGGCTGGGATTGCCAAATAGTTGACACCATCCACCGTTCCCTCAAACACCAGCGATAGCGCGCCAGCAGCCGTGCGGGCATCCACGATGGCTACCGCCTGGCCGTTCAGGTCGGCAGTTGCCTCAGCAGCAAGTGCGCCGAGCGTTACCGTCTGTGCGCGTCCATCCGTTACCGTGGTGCCGACAATGTGATCCAGATTGCCGTTGAATTCGTTGCCGCGCGCGTCTACAAGTTGTGGCATGGCTTATCCCAGTTGATAGTTGAAATTGAAGGTGCCGAACAGCGTCGAGCTGTCGGTGGAAAAGAGTTCGACGGTGAAGCTGCCGGACGCCGGCACGGCCAGGTAATTTATGCACCCCATGCCGACATAGTTCTGGCCGGTGTCTGACACATCCGCCCATTGCAATATGACCTTGCTCGATGGTGTGCACAGCGCATCGATCACGGTGGCGGATGCCTCAAGGCCTGGGGTTGAGATGGTGATGGCAGCAGCAGTCCATGTGCCACCACCTCCCCCGCCACTGCCAGCAGGACCCTGTGGTCCAGCAGGTCCGGGAAATGACATGTCCGGCTCGATGGGGTCTTCTGCGATGAACAGCACAACGCCGGACGGACCTTGTGGACCTGCAGGACCCTGAGCACCAGCGACCCCAGCCGGGCCGGGCGGTCCTTGATCACCGTCCGCACCTTCTTCGAGCAGAAAGATTGCGGGACCAGCGGGGCCGGTAGCGCCGGTGTTCCCAGTCGTACCTGCTGCGCCCTGAGGTCCAGAAACGCCAGGAGGACCCATTGGTCCTTCTTCGCCGTCTTCATGGAGGAATATTGACAGCCCGGCGGCGCCGGCAGAACCTTGCGCGCCAGCTGGTCCCTGCGGACCTACCGCACCAGGAGGGCCTGACTCGCCTTCGGCTCCATCCTCAACCAGGATGAAGGCAGTTTGCCCGGCCGGTCCTGTTGCTCCGGAGGGGCCGACTGGACCTTGTGGACCAGGAGGCCCGGGCTCTCCGTCTAATGGATCGTCTGCCTGGTAGATAGCGATGTTTGCACCAACACCCTGCGGGCCAATGGGACCGGTTGGGCCAGGCAGCCCAGGCTGACCTGGTGGTCCAGATCCACCGCCATCATCACCGCCGCCCTCGCCCGCCAACATCAAGGCCTGTCCGGCCAGTTGCAGCGCCATCTGGGCGGTCTGATCGACCACGGTCAGCGAGTCGGGGATCGAAACGCCCACATCCACCGTCAGATTTTCAATGAGCTTTATGGCCTCTTGGTTCTTGAAAATCTTGGCGAGCTTGTCGCGGGTGATTTTGTTGGTCAGGATGCTAGCCACGCGGTCCGCCCTTCAAGAACAGCGGCTCGATCTGGCCTTCTAGTCTCGCAATGGACAGGTGCGCATCGCTGGTGCCGCGAAAGCGTTGAATGCGCCAGTTTTGCATTTGGCCTTGGTCGCGCCAGCAGATGCGCTTGCGGCGCTGGCCCTGCTTGCCGGCCTTCACTGGGCGCTCCATGCTCCAGGTATCGCCATCGAGCGAGTACTGTGTCCATATCACCGGGTCATCACCGAGCGCGATGCGTCCAGTCAGGCAAACCATTTCGAGCTCGTGAATGATGGCGCCGTTGCCATCGTTGTACAGGATCATGGTGCCAAAGTCCCAGCCGTTGACTTGGCCGTAATGGGATGACACATCGCTGACCAGCTTGCCGATCAGGCCGCCCACGGGGTCGCCGACATTCCACTGGTCGTAGCACCACACAACACCACGTGCGCGATATTGTCCCAGTCCCACGACGCTGGTCGTGTAGGTGAACCACACCGGCTCCTGCAGTTGCTGCGAGGCGATGGTGTCATACACCAGGCACTGGTCAGGCAAGTGGATCAGCACGTGCTGGTGGTTCTTGTCCACCCTGGACTCCATCACGCAGCCCGATAGCACGTCTTCGGAATAGTCCAACAGGATGGTGTCAATCTCGCGAGTGGAGACCTTTTGCACGTCACCCGGTACCATCAGGTAAACCGCCGGCGCCTCGCCCTTGCCCGATCCGGTGAAGATGAAGGTATTGCCCAGCGGCGTGTACATGTGGGTGCCGATGATCCCTTTGCCCACCTGGGCGCCATCGATGCGATTGAATGGAAAGCCGGTGCCACCGACATTCTGATAAACCTCGATCGTGTACCGCCCGAATGCATAGGCCTCATTACGCAGCTCGTCCACTGCATTTACTGGGTCCGGGTCCGCTTCGGCTGATCCGTAGTGCAGCGGGTTGATGCTGGCCGGGTTGTTCAGGTCGGTAGTGATCAGGTTGGCGCCGTCCGTGGTCAGGAAGTACCCGGCAATCCATTTCATGTCCTTGACATAGCCTAGATCCGCATCGGTGACCTGTGTGAGCGTGGATCCGTTCCAGTAGAACAGGTTGCCGCCGGATGCGATGCCCAAGCGGTCGAAGCTGTAATCCATGGTCACCGGTGTAGAGCCGCCCACATCGCCCAGGATGGTCACCGCACCCACCGCGCTGACGCTGCACAACTTGGTACCCATCACCCGATACATCGTGCCGTTCCAGTTGATGGAGCCGCGATCAGCGCCTGGTCCGGTACCGGTCTGCTCAATGCCATCAGCTGGGCGCAGGTAGCCCGTATTGATGCCCGTGGCCTTCGGGATCGGGACCATGTTGCGCGGGTAGGACGTGCGAAAGTCCGGCGCGCTGCTGTCCGCGTAGATCCCGTTGATGATGCTGATCTGGCTCATGCGCTCCAGCCTTCCAGCCAGAAGTCGAGCCAGACCATCATCAGGATTTCAGGCCACAGATACAGCGGCATGATTAGGAGCAACCCTCGCCAGGCTGGAAGTTCACCACAGCCGTCGCGGAGTCTGCGATATACGCCAGCGTGTCGTGGTCCTGCGGCTTCTCGATGAAGGTGACGGAGGACGCCGCGCCAGATGGCCCTATCGGAGTGTCTGCTACTGTCGCCACCCGGGTTTCGTCTGATGCCTTGTAGGTCACGAAGTACGCCACGACGGTGCCGGTGTTCAGCGCGCGAATGGTCTTGTTTCCGGCCCCGATGGTGATCGTCTGGCTGGTGATGGTGGCGGTTACCTTTTGGTTTGCGCCGCGCTTGGGTTGGAATGCACTGTAGACGGTCATGGTGTTTCCTTGAATCAGCCCACTCGGGCCCAGGTTTTGAAGACGCCATCGAAGCGAAGGCGGAAGAAGGCGCCGGCGGCCAAGGTGGTCGGCCCACCGGTGACGCTGGAGCCGTTGGCGGCGATGGTCAGGGTGGTGACGCTGTTGGTGGAGCTGACAAGCACCTCTTGCCCGTCCTGGCATGTGGCCACGGCTGGCAAGGTGATGGTGCCCGCGGCATAGCCAGCAACTGGCGTGAGGTTCAGATACACCGAGCCGCCGTTTTCAACCGGTGCAATGGTCACGCTAAAACCAGTGGCCGAAGGTGCCGCGTACTGGGTGATGAAGCCCGCTCCGGTCGTCAGCAGGGTTTGCAGGTAGGTTGCAAGCGTGGCGAGTGTGGCCGCCACATCGGAGCCCGCAGAACTGGAAAAGAGCGCCACCAGATCGGCGCCGCTCAGGGTGGTGACTTTGGAGAGTTTGTCGATTGCTGACATGGTGGTTAATTCCCGAGTCCGGTGAAGTCCAGCCCGCCGTCATCACCCGCGCGCAGCGGTGAGGTATCGGGGGATGTGACGAAGGGGTTGATGGAGCGCCACGGCTTGCGGCCCTGACCACGCGGGGTTCCAGCGGCGAGCTTTTGCTCTTGCACTTGAGACTTGGCCACATTCAGGATCAGCGCGTCGTATGCCGCCTTGGTGTTGCGTAGCGTGTGGGATGGCAGGGCCTTGCCCTTGCTGGCGGCGATCCTGCAGGCCAGCGCCATGTACACGGCTTCCACCGCATTCATCTGCAGGCCGCTGTCTTGGTCCAGGTCGGTATCGTCCCGGCTGGTTGCCAGCGAATAGCCAACCTGCAGCCCAAGGCTCAGCCAGGTCGACATCATCGTGTCCAGGCGACGCAGTCCGGCGTCCAGCTCCTCGGGCGACAGGTCGAAGTCGAACGAGGCCAGCGCCAGCTCAGCGAAGGCTTCTTCCACCAGTTGGCGCTTGGTCCAGCTCACGTTATGCGCCCGGGGTTTCGGATGCCGCGGCGATCAGGTCGGACAGCTTCTTGTCGCTGGTGCGGGCCGTGAACGGCAAGCCCAGGGATGTGGCCATCTGCTCCAGCTCGTCGCGGGTGGGCGGCTTGTTCACATCGTCCAACGCGATCTTGGCCAGGCGCTCGGCTTCGGCTTCGCGGGCTGCTTCGGCGGCGATCAGGTCGGCCTCACGTGCTGTCTTTGCTTCCAGGGTGGTGAGGTGCCAGCCGCTGGCCAGGGCTGCGTCGATTGCGCCTTCTTCATCAGCATCCACGAGGGTGTAATCGAAGTGTCCGCCGTGGATGTCGTGGGGACCGGGGCACTTGTAGAGCATTGTCTGTTGCATGATCAGCAGCCTTTCTTCATGGGTTTCTTGGCCGGCGCTTTTGCCGGTGCCTTGGTGGGTTTCTTGGTGGCCATATCTGTTTCCTGTTTGTGATGGGAAAGCGCCCGCACGAGGCGGGCGCACTTCGGTGGCTATGTGCCGTTAGGCTGGACCTGGATCAGGTCTGGCTAAACAGTGCAAGGCCGCACATTTCTGGGTTCGTCATGCCCACGCCGAAGCGGGTATCGCAGCGGTATTTGTATTTCTTCGTGTTGATGTCGAAGAACTTGTACATAACCACGTCCACACCCAGCTCGGTCGTGCCGCGCATGTAACCAGCACCTGCGGATTGCAGGTCCTCGTCAATGCCGTTGCGCCCGGGCAGCAGTTCGATGGCACGCTCGTCCCAGAAAGGCATCACGTTGCCGGAAACAGTGTTCAGGAAAGTGATGGCTGCACCTGCACCAGGCGTGGCGGTCACGTTCTTGTATTCCAGTTCAGGCTGGGTGGGCGAGCTGTCGGCCGAGATGATCGGGGGGCTGATCTGCACGGTACCGGTGCCACCTGCACCGGTCACGATTGCCGTGATGGTGAATGTCTTGAGCTGGCCGGTGTCCTGCTTGCTGATGTGGTGCACCGCATTGACGCCTGCAACGGTGAACTTGTCGCCGACCTTCACGGTGCCAGAGGTCACAGTGATCGGCAGGGTCTGGTAGCGGTTGTCCACGTTCTGGATTTCACCGGTGCTTGCGGTGCTGGTGGCCTTGGGAACCCAGCGCTGGTTGGCACTGGTCACAGTCACGGTCACGCCGGCGGCGGCTGTCAGGCGGTAGGTGTAGTCCGACTTGAAGGTGTCGAAGCCAGCGATGCGGCCCACGAATGCATTCTCGTAGGCGTTGTTCACCTTCGGGTTTGCGGACGTTGCGGGCTTAGCCAGGACAGACGCCATGCTGTTGTAGTCGCGTGCATGCAGCACGGCAACGCGGCGGGGGGTATCGCCCACCAGGCCCTGCTCGATCATGAGCGAGTCAGCAGCTGCCAGGTCATCGAAACCGGAGGCGGCCACGGTGCGCTTGACGATCAGCGTGCCCTGCAGTGCGGCGACGTTGGCGCAGGCGACGTTGATGTCGGTGGCCAGGCGCTGCATGGCGCTGGTGAGCTTGCGTTCACGCTGCTGCTTGTCGTTCAGGTCGTTGGAGGTCATGGACCAGGGGACCGACTTGTCATAGCCCAGCGCGATTGGCACTGCGAGCTGGGTCATGTCGCCGAAGTTGGCGCTGATGTCGGTACCGGCAGGGCCGTCGACGGACACAGACACATACGGGACAGGACGCCAGAAGGCTAGGCCCTGCGAGCGCTCAAGGACGATGGGGTCAGCTTGGAACAGCGACACGTTACGGCCGAACACCAGCATGTCATCGAAGCCAGCGAGCAGCTGGTCGAAGAACACCGTTTCTTGCTTCGAGAATGCCGTGGCACCCAGGATCAGGCCGGTCTTTGTCTGGTAGTTGAACAGCGCGGCATTGATCTGATGACCAAGCCATGCGACGGATGCGCAGACGAGAGCTAGCGCGAAGGTGAAGGGATGCGAGAGAAAGCGGGACTTGCCCATGATGAGGCTCCTGAAAATGAGTTTTGAAACGTCTTGCGACGCGGTTCTTGACTCATCAGTTCAGGGCCTGACGGGGGCCTCAATCACTGCCCGTTGTGTGTCGGTGGGCGGGGCCTGGCGCGTGAGGTGCGCCGATCCGTGAAGCTTTAGCGCTGGGCTTGCTTCTTGTCGCGATGATACTGCGCCACCTTGGTTCTGTCACCGGTCTTGTCGGCTTGGTCCATGAGCTTCTGCAGCGTGGAGTCGATGGCAGCGCCTGTCGCGCCTCCACGGATCGTGCGTTCTGGGGTGGGGGCTACCTTGCGGGGGGTGACTTTCAATTGCGTCTCCAGTTTGGCCACCGCGAATGCAAACTTCACGGGGTCGGTGATGGTTGCCAGCTCTTTGGCCTTCTTGGGGTTCTTGCCCAGGGCATAGATCAGCACGGCGGAATTCTCGGCGCCGTTCAGAATCACGCCCTGCTGGGTGACGCTGAACACTTCCTTTGCCACGTCCTCAGCATCTTCAAAGTCCTTGACCTTCAAGGCGGTCTTGGCCTTGCCGTAGTCGTTCAGTTTGGCTTGCCATGCGTCCTTTGACTTCTGCTCGGCTGCAGCCTGGTTACGCTGCTGGGCTTCCACTTCCTGCTTGCGTGCGTGCCAGGCTTCCAGGTCGGTCTCGTACTTGGCTTCGTCGTAGTCGCTGGTCGCCAGGGTGGGCTTGGCGCCCAGCACCACGGCAGCGGGTGAAGGTGCGGCCTGCGAAACCTTGGCCTGCAGCTCACGGATAACCCGATCTTTCTCGCGGTTGGACTTGCGCAGGTCACGCACCCACTCAGGGGCGCGGGCTTGCTCTTCCTCTTCTTCGGCGGGCTGCTCGTTGCCGATGGTGATGACGACATCATCCGCCTCGCCTTCGCCCTCTTCTTCGTCGCCTGTCTCGCCCAGGTCCACTTCCTCGTCTTCATTGCTGACCGGATCGCCCTCGTCCAGCACCTCA